GCCTAAGTAATTAGCCGCTTTGCGTTCCCGTCCAAACGGGAATTGAGTTCTACCTTCGGTAGAATCCCTGTTAACGTGGCCCTTCTCCAGTTGATCTTCGGATCTAGGGAAAGGTTGTCTTTCGTTAACTGACAAGACGTAAATTGTGAAAACAACTTCACAACGTCTGAAGAATCTAAACGATAGCTGTCAATCTGTTTCAATAGGCCCTCTGCTCTGGCACGGCCCATTGGTTTAAGTCTGAAATTGATCTTAGAGAATATGGTATCCTTAAACGTAGCAAGCTTTTGACAGACATTCGAAATCGATTTTGTGAACGAATCAGGTCTTTTATCGTAATAAAAGTTGCGCGACCCAAGTACAATAGCAGTGACTACAAACTCATCTACCACGTCTTTGTATTTAAAGACGCCGTGTTTATTCGGCTCCCATTCTCTGGTCCAATGCATGACCTCGGCAACGTCCGCGGCTATGTGAGGGGCTAGAACTGAGGTAATGAATACACGAGACCCGCGTGCTATCAAATTGGCTCGTTCTTTCTCTTTGGTACCTACGAAAATCCCTGCTGCGTACAGTCGGGTTTGTTTGGTCCATCTATCTCCTAGTCTTGGTATGCCTAAACCGCATAACTCGCGTGGAGCGTAAGGATCGATGTCATATTCTCGAGCTTTCTTGAGTATGATTGGAATCCTTGCTAATATTAGATCACGACAAACTCTTCTGCGCCACATCTTTCCATGTGTTCCTATAGCATCAGGAATGGTTTCAAGTACTTTGATCCAGTCCTTAACACCTGTCGCTGAACCTGTGATAGCGCTTAGTTTTGGAGATGGGATATGTCGAACGACGTGTACGGTCTTCTTTTTAGAAGAAAAGGCCTCTTGAAATGATACTCTGGTTCTAACTATGTTAGGAACTGTTATCTCTTCAAGAGAGTAGTATTTACCGCAAAACACGAATCCAGTTCTGGACTCGTAAGTTTTGTTGTGATTTACTCGCATACCTGTATAGCGTATGCGGTCTAAGTACATGTCGTACCTTTCTTTGCTTGCAAAGAAAGCGGCATCATCTCCATATATAACTGAGTGGTTGTCACCTAAGGCTTTAGTGCACCATAGGTGGAGTATGCAGAGAACCGGGAAAGATAAAGGGAAGCCCATTTGTGTACCACGGACAGTATGTACATTACGTCCAAGAACGTCCAATTTGCCAACTGAACTTAGAGCGTCATCGGTGGATTTTTGGTCCCAACCGAAAGTCTTAGCCATGCCTCTAATTACAGCTTTTGCGCAGGTTTGGTTTATGTAATTTGTAGCGCTGGTCATATCAATACTAACGAACCTGTATTGATTTTGATTAATGTCCTTGATAGCAATACCTTTAAAACGGTTCAGAATAAGGCTCGGTTTGTTCATTGCAGCACCTTTGATTGCAGGATGTCTAAATATAACTTTAAGAACTTGATCGTTAAGTGGTTGAAGAGAAGCAAGAGTGAAAGCGGACGTAAGTCCAACGACCCGTGCTTTCCCACCTTTCTCAGGTATGGCCTCTAACTTAATTGAAGGCAGAGTATCCTTAGGTTGATTTTCGACACACACTCTATTCCACCAGTACTGGTTTAGTAGGCTGGGATCCCTCATCAGGATCGCGGCGGAAAGACTACTGCTGTAGTTTGGACGTGTGGTTTTGGAGAGAGCTATTGCCTTTTCCCGAATATACGTATATGCGCCTCCTTTAGAACGTGGATTTTCAATACACGCTCCGAGGGATGCATATGATATAGCCGGGGTTGGCTCAATCTTTCCTCCTAAACGTCGAAGAACCCTATAGGTGTAATCCTCTATATCCTTTATAATTGAGTTAGGAGGTTCAACTTCTCCATCAACTGTACCGGTAAGTGCATTTAAAGTGTTTTCCAAAGCTTCTTTCATAGTTTCTTTTGAAGTATTAGCCGGACCTGCCCTAGAGATAGATGCCCAGATTGCTTTGACTTCCCTCTTCGTAGCGGAAGTCCTAAAAGTTCCCTTCCAGTATTTTCGAAGGGTCGAGCATCTGGTGCTCATTACTAATGAGCGTTCAGCATCCTTTGCTAGGCGGTTAAGAAACATTTGCATACCTTTTGGACCTCTAGGTATGTTAGCTATGAAATCTGCTATGAGTTTAAGGAGACCAATAGCTGCGTGTACCTGGTGACGGCTTCTTATAGCGTCGCCTCTAAATTTAAGACGAAGTTCCGGAACTGTGAGCTTCGCCGCAGCATAGATCGCCTTCCAGTACTTAGGAAGGTTCTTAATTTCAGATTTAGACCAACCAAAAACAGCCCAGCTATCCGACG